GGACATAAATCGCAATATTGATTGGAATTATGATTGCGAGTCAGACTCAATGTCGTCCCAATCTTCTGGTGAAGAAAATCGTAATCGACCCAAGATAGCGGCATATCCAATGAGATCGAGATACGAATCTTCGCGCTCTGGACTTTCCACCATTCTTGAGAGTTTGGTCGCGATAGCAATAATTGCCAAGTCAGATGGGTCTCTGAGCTGAATACCGAGTGCTTTACTGATTTTGTAAATGCGTAATAAATTGTGCCTCGGGTCGCCATACTCGATGCCCCTGTCGAATAATGTGTTTCCAGCTTCTTCAAGCCATTCACTTAACGATTTCTGTGTATCGGACACTTGACCTTCCTCTCTTATAGCCTTCATTAAAAGCTTTGGCTTTGGCTGAAGTAAATAAACTCCAGATATAAAGGCCGATAAATGGAACTCCAATGATTATTCCTACTACGGCTTCATCAGATAAATTAGGCAACATCTGCGCTCACCCCATATTTATCCAGCCAGTATGCAGAGATTTCAGCCTTAGATAAACGGCCTCTCAGCTGCTTCTTACCCATCCGCTCTTTAGCGAATCGTCTGATTATTGATCCCTTAACCCAATTTGTCTCATCAGTCCAAGCCCCTGCTTGAGAATCAAATCGAATAAGAGCTACTTTATTTACCATTTTGCTCCCGTTCTGTAATCCTTAAATGGATTTACGGGATAAATCTATTTGATTAAATCTATTTAGACAAGGAGGAGCTCGGCGTGTTGGATATGTAGAAAGCCAGCTAGTCTTTCGTTGGTCGCTTTATTGGCAAAATCGGTAGTTATCGGCAACCGCTTTAATACCCATTCAGGCTCGATTACAGCCCCTAAATCAAACTGGTATATCCCTTTAGGTGTCGAGTTAATGTAAAGGGTCTTAGCGCCCGTCCTAGCCCTTATATCGGCCAGATAATCCCATTTCTTTTTCTCAATCAGCAAAGTATCATAATGAGTCCTACGGCATTTAAGCTCAAGATAGGCGTTATGGGTTATGCCATCTGCTCGGTCGGTCGCTGATAAAGGCGTCAAGTCTGGATAAAGCGACTTGAGAGCCTCAAAGAGCTCAACCTCTCGAAAGTAGATTAGTTGTCCTCTTCTCCATCTTCCCAACCAATCTTTTTAATTGGGTCATCGGCAGGGACTATCCAATCAGGATAAGAACTGCGATCCATAGCAAAGGCCAAGGCAGTTCCCTCATCCATCCCAGCTCTACGGCAAGCCTTATAAACTTCATTGGCAGCAATAGCCCAGAAATCAAGCTTTGTTAATGGGGTTTCTTTAGTAGTCCTGCGTCTCTTTGGACGCTTGACTGGCTTCTTATTTACGCGCTTTCGCGTTGCCATTTCTGACCCCTTTCGCTAGGGCCAATTCTAGCTGAGACTCCATTTTATCAAGGCGCGACACTATTGGAATATTCTCCAATTTAATTATGTAGCGAAGGCCAGCAATCAGTAAGGCGATAGAGCCTAAGACTGAAGCTACTAAGGTGGCCAATTCAGCCGCTGGCATTAACGGACTTTGCCGTATCGCTCGTAGTTGGGATTGAGCCAGTTAATGATGCTAGGCAAGACTGACACTAGAGCGGCATTTGCAATTGCATTGACATCTAGGCCCACTGCTAGATAGGTCGCTAGTGCTGTTGCTAGGAATGTCTTTGCCCAGCTCTCTGCCATCTTCTTTAAGTCGCTCATTAGCTTCTCCTTCGAGGTTGAAATAACTGCCATCTTTGTCTCCCAAAGTTGTGAATGAAATATGGAAATGCGACCGGTGAGGGTTAGCGCCTTTGTATGCTCTGCGCTTCCATCCCAGTATCGGGCTCATAATCTTTCCATCGTAAATTATGTATTTAATTCGCTTATCGCCCTTCTTGGCTAACTTGCGAATCTTCTCAACTAGCGCGTAAGCCTCTTCTTTGTGCGCTGATAAATCAGCATCAATATCTATTGCTCTAACAATTCCTGACTTAGCGTCTGGTATATGGTCAGAAGTGCCTTTTGCAAGATGCCTAGCGTCAGCAATCCAGCCATCAGACTTACGATCCCTATCAGGATAATCATCATCGATTTGCTCCCGAAGCTGAATACCAGCTGCGCATAATTTAGGCAAGGCCCAAAGCTTTCAAATCATCTGTATCTAAACCAAGTGCTGCTAGTTTGGCTTCGGCTGCCGCTTTCTTGGCTGCAAATTCTGCTAATGCTTTTGCTTCATCGGTTTTGTTTAACTTAATTGCATTTTCAATTTCAACTAAAGTAGGTGCATCGCCTTCTAATACATCCCATTTAATTGTTGAATAATCATCATTCTGAAATGAAAACTCGGCAGTTGGGCGTAAGCGTTGAATTGCTTTAGTAATTTCTATTGCTTTCATTATGCTCCAATCTCCATCAAGATAATTGTTGATGGTGTGCTTTCATCTTGAAAAGTTACTTGTCCGCTATTGGTTGTATATCTTACTCTTGCTTGGACTTTGTAAGTTACCGCAGAAGTTGTCGCTGGGGAATCTAATTTAATAATTGGTTGAATTATTCTTTGCTCAATTGGATTCACATTCACAGCAGTAATTTTATTAAATTCATCTCCATTGTTATCATAATCAGCAATAATTGTTGCGCCGCGTAATAAAACCGCTCCTACTGTGTATTCATAATTTCCTCGATAACCATAAAACTTTGCGGCTACCATAACCAAGACTTTTGATGATGCTGATGAAGGTGTAATAGTTGCGGTAATTGTAGTGTCGGTCAATGTTGTTGTGGCAATATTTGTTGAAGTAGTAGTCAAACCCTCAACCACCTGTAATACTTTGCCACCGCCAGCAGGAGTTGCCCAAGTAGGAACACCGCCCGAAACTGTTAAAACTTGGCCAGTCGAACCAATACCAAGTCTGGCTGGTGTGCTAGCTCCGCTGGCATAAATTGTATCCCCAGTAGTAGTCAGCAAAGCATTTTGTATTGCATTTGAGTCATCTTGCGCAACCCAAGTAAAATCCAAATCTGTATTTGATGCTTTACTTAAAACTTGCCCACTTGTCCCACCCTTTAAATCAAGGAATGAAGTATCAATCCCATTGCCTAAAGTGCGAATGGCAGCTGCGCCATCCTTTACTAAATCTGTATCAGCTGGGGTTGTCCAGCCGAAATTACTTGTCGTTGGCATTTAGTCTCCTATGCAACTATTGTAGCGTTGAGCCAGTCCAAAGTCGGGCTTATTGTATTCCAAGTCTCAGTCGCTGGGACTGAGTTCCATCTGAACGCCTGAAGGCTAAAAGCGATAGGCGATACATTTAGGGTTAAATTGAGCTGATTAAGGCTGGCAGTCCAAGTCCATCCTTCAACAAATCCTTGAAATTCTCCACCGACCATATTGGCTGGCAGATTAGCGATATTCAGCGGTTGGCCCATAAATACGCCAAGAAGGTTATCTCGGTCTGTATTGTCGATTTCATTGCTTGCAATGGGGAAAGTTATCTGCCTAAGCGTAAATTGAGGATAAGCGCGGATGAGTAGATAAAAGGCTGCTTGCGCCGTTGCATCGCCCACATTGCGAAGAGTGGTCGATACAGTAGAAGCTAAAAGGCCAAAGTCAGATATTGAGGCTAAATCCTCATCTGTTACATCAGCGCCTGAAGTGCCATAGCCAACAGTTATCGAATTTCTTACATCGCCAGCGCGCTTGACGATTGAAAGGGCAGGGCCGATGGCGTGATTGCCATCTAAATCAATATAACCATAAGTTGCTAAATATTCGGCTCGGCGAGTTGAGTCAGCGTATCCAATACGGCCCTGAGAATCCTCATATAAATAACCAAGTGCGCTAGTAGCAAAGCGAGAAGCTAGGTTATAAACAGTATCGTTAAGATTATTTTCAGAATGAAGCTCGTAGTCTCCAGGAATGTCTATCTCACCTAATCCGCTATTTTCTGCATTTATCCATTGAACTGTTGGATCATAGCTATCCCAAGTTGAAGAAGATGGGACTTCGTTCCATTGGTCAAATAACACCGATGCTAATAACTCTTCAATTCGGTCTCCATCAAATTGATGGGCAAAGTTGCCAACATAGATAGAGCGGTTAAGTCGGGCTAAAGCTCCTACGGCGGTTATCTGTATCCGTTGAGTCGTAGCAATTGAGCCTGAGGTTTGAACTGTAATAGCCAAATCAGTTATAAAGCCGCCAAAAAGATTTACATAAGTGCCAACTGAATTTTGAACTTCAATGGTAACACCATCGTTAATTTCAAATGATACGACCGCTTCTGAAGTTTCAATTAAGGTTAAACTGCAATAGCCAGCAAGAGGCTGCGAGTAAATATCATCGCGTCCAGAAGTAATTGTTAGGCCGCTAAGAGTTGCGTTTGTAACTGTTGAGCCATTGACCTTAACTCGGTAGGTAGGACTCCAAGCGGTCATAAGATAAGCGCTTCTCCGCCGCCGCCCGTTCTACGGCTACTATTGTTAAGAGCTGTGGCAACTGCTCGGCTGAAGCCTTCCTCATCAATGACTGATGGGGCATTTACATTAATTACCACATTGCCGCGTTCTTCTCCGCGTCTGGCACTTGCAATATCAAAATTAGATGGAATAGCTCGGATTGCGCCATTCTCATCACCTCTGCGCACTTTGGCTACATCAAATACTCCAGATTCTATTGTTTTCTTTAACCATTGTTCTTCGCTAATTTGCTCTATTAAAGTTTGTTGAGGTTTTATAGCTGACAAAATGCCTTTGCTTAAAGCTGATCCGCTTGCGCCACCTACAGTTATTCCACCGCCAACGCTAACTCCCCCAGCAACTCCAGCGCTTGCAGCAGCGCCAGCTGCGCCCCCTACACTAGCTCCGCCAAATGGCAATTGTATATTTGGGCCAATAGGGTTTGGAGTGCCGCTCTTAATTGTTGGCAAATTAGGTAAAAATGAAATTCTGTTATAAGCGTCAATTAGAGAATTGATGCGAGAAATTGCACCATCGACTAATTTAAGCAAGCCATTTATTGCGCTAGTTATAACGCTAACTACTGGGCCAATAATTTTTAAAACAACTGAAAATGCTATACCAATGCCTTCAATGGCTTGAACCAATTGATATTTAATAATTGGAATAATGTATTTTTCAAAGAAGCTAGCCATTGTTACAAATAAATCAGTTACAGCTTTAATGTCATCTTTATTGTGTTGCATTGCTTCGCTGATTCGTTCAAAAGCTTTTTGTAAAGCTTCTAAGATAGGAGCAAGGGCTTCTCTTGCTTGATCTATAAAAGTTTGAGTTTGTTGAATAAGACCATTAGCGCCGCCAAAAGAACCCGCAAGTTTTTCAATGACTGGTAAAAATCTGTCATTAAATAAATTAACAACATCTAAAGCAATTGGGAGTAATGCTTGTCCGAGAACTATTTTTGCTTCTTCTAATCTTGCAGTAAGAATTCTTTGGCTGTTGGCCATCCCATCAGCGGTTCGAGCGAAATCTCCTTGCGCATCTCTGGTTTGTTCAAGAATAACTTTGTGAGCTGCTAATACCTTTTGCTGGGCACTTAAAGTTCCAGTTCCAGAGTAAATGCCCATTTCCATAGCTTTTGCTTTTAAGGTGGCATCGTTAAGCAATACGCCATAAGACCTGATTGGCTCAGATTCGCCGCGAAGGGCAGCCCCTAAAGCGGTAATAGCTTGATCTACTGAAGTGTTATTAAATGATGCTAAATCTGATGCTAGCGTTACGAATTCGGTCGAAAAGGCAGTTAATTCTTGTCCAGCAAGTCCAGCTGATTTTCCAAAGATACCGAAAGTAGCAGCGGCGTTCATCGCCTGAGTTCTAGTCTGTCCTAGTGAAGCGGCTGCTCTTGATGCAAATTCCTCGATATTCTTGGCGCTTTGACCAAAAATAACATTGACTTTCGATACTGTCTCGGCTAAGTCTGATGCCGCTGCAACAGCTTCTTTACCAACTTTGATGGCCATTGCACCAGCTGCCGCGCCTACAGCAGCAAGGGCTATTCCAGCTTTCTTTGCAAAGTCTCCAACTTTATCGCCAAAGCTTTGAGTCGTAGAATTGGCTTTGTCCATTCCTTTGACGAATTGAGTTGTCTCGGCAAGGACTTCAAGTTTAAGTGTGCGCCAATCTTTAGCCACTCTTGCTCCAATTCTCAACGACTTTATTCATAGCCTGTAAATATTTTAGCGTTAGTTGAGGCTGAATCTTGCGAAGGGTTGGAAAGATGAAGTAACCATTTGATCCGCCCCTTGGAGCGCGGCCTGACCAAGTTGGGAATTGCTTAAATTTCTTTGACCCAAATTCGAGACCTTGCCAAAGTATTCTAGTTGAGCCTCCGCCTGAAAGACGCTGATTAGCGAAACCATAAGATAAGCGCCCTGTCTTACTACTGCGAGAGACTGATGCACCATCAACGACTCGCCTGACGGCTTTATTTGCCTTTGTGCGAGAATATCCAGCTGATTTAATTTCGCTTTCTGCAAGGATCGAAATGTCATAAGCCACTTTCCGAGATTCTTCAACGGCTTCATCTCCCATAGTTTGAAAGGTTTTGGCTAACTTACCAAGTTCGCGTTTTGTGAAGGCGCTGAATTCGATATTGTCAGCCATTGCGCTTCTCCAAAATCTCTAAGGCGGTTAAAACATCATCCGCGTTATCCCAGTATTGATGCGGTATTCCTGTAGCTATTGCTAGCTCTATCAGGAGTCTGTTTAGACTCCCGACTGGGTGGCTTTTGGGTTTGACTCACCAGCGCTAACATCTGAAACTGTTTCCATCCAGACTTCAAAAGCTTTGACTGGCTTGCCAGCTGATTCTCTTTTCATAGCGTTATATGCCAAGAATAAGAGATCCCAGACGCCTATTCCATCGACTGCCGATGAGACTGTCTTGGAAGTAGTTTTTTCCCACTTAGCCCACTCAGGCGGTTGCGCAATATAAGTTGCACTTTCGCCTGAGTTATATTCAATTGTTATTGGTAATTTCATAGCTCCCGATGCTCCGATCTCTTAGCTGAAGTTTTCTGTTGGGGTTCCAACGACTGTCATCGTCCAAGTATCAGTTAGCGCTCCTGGTGCTGCGCCTCCTGCTGTTGGGAAGATTGGCAATACGCTGAAAGTAAATACTGCTCCAGTTACGGCTGTAAATGCAACTGTAAGAGTTGTATTAGCTGCTGACTCAGCATCAGCCCACATTGCCTCGAATAGAGAGCTAGCAGCTCCCCAATCCTGTAGCAATTCAATTGTAAAGGTCCATTGCTTATCAACGGACTTATAAGCGCGACCATCAAGAGTTTGATAGGTCTCGATAATTGTTTCGCAACTTAATACTGCGCTAGTTGCTTGGGCGTCGTAGCTAGCGCTATCGAGTGTAAAGGTTACATCGCGCCCAGTTATTACTGTAGTTGGCATTTGGGTCTCCTATGCGGTTTGCTCGTAGCGGACGCTCAAGCGTATATCGGAAACTAACAAAGTTGTTGTTCCCACTTCAGTTACCGAAGGTCTTTCGACTGTAGATAACTCATACTTGGAAGAATCTAGCTCTCCAAGAATACTAATGACTAATTGCTCTAGGTTATCAAGAGCAGCAGCATTGCTAAAATACGCAACGCAAGCCGTTATAGTGTAATTTAATTTAACTCTAGTTGTAGATTTGCCAATAAGTTCTAATTCCATATATGGTGAATCTGGGACTATAACTATTGCTGGAACGATTGGCGCTTCAAAAACAGAATCGTAAATATTAGCGCTGACACTTGCTAACGCAGTTTTAAGAGCGCCTCTAACATCTGTGGCAATTGTTGATGCTGGCATTAGCCCACCATAGTTTCAACATCAAGATAAGGGCCAAGTAAGCCAGTTACTTTGGCGAGTAAATTCTTAGATAGGCGGTAAGGAGTTACTGCAAAATCTACGCCTTCGATTGATCCACCAGCGGCAGTTCTGGATTGGAAGATTTCAACGGAGATAGCCAAAATAGCAGCTTCAGCATTGGGGTTTCCGACATAGGTCGATAATCCAGATAGCGCAGCGTTTCCTGCTGGGATAACATTTTTTTCCAATATGTCTGCATTGGTGATTGCGACTGTGAATACATAATCTGAAATTTGGTCATCGGTTACTGTGTGAGTGCCATTAAAAG